TTTGCCATCCCCTGGAATAAGGGCGCCAGCTGGGCAGTATAAACGACCCATTTAATCGCTCTACGGACCGCCAGAATGGGCCTAAGTTCAGCACCGACAGCAGCACCCACATATTCCATATTCTGTGGACTAACTAGACTCATTTATTTACTAATACTAGACTCATTTTGCCATAGCGTTTTTTGGCTTATTACATAGTACGCACAAACGCTCATCATACGATGAAGTTTACCATATTATAGTATGGATTGTCAAGGGTCGTGGTAAAGAGTAGAAATTTTTGGGAGGAAAGTTAGCGGGAGGTACCTGGTTTCAATTCGTACATACGGTACGCAAACGTAACGGTGGCTTCTGCGTAATTTACGGTTTCTGCGGTGAGTTCAAAATTTAGGCCACTCAGGGCGGTGGGAAACATATCTTTAAATATGACTGACGCAATCGGATTTTTTGAGCTTGATAAAATTGTAAGGGTACCATCTGTCATAAAAGCTGCCGCACGGGCAGCTCCTTTTGCTTCGAGGTGCCAGGGTGCAGTAACAGCCGTGGACGTTTCAGTTAAACTAACCGGATGGCCTATCTCCCGTATCCAATGGTAAATCTCATAATAATTTTTTAGGTTCTCATCAATTTTGAACGTGAGTGTCCAGGGCGCCCAAGAAATCCTGTCACCTGGCTTTGGCAAATGGCTGAATGGTGATGATGTTATTGCCGCGGGAATGTCAAGGGATGGTAATTCAGTCCGTTGGGTAAAATATACAACATGAGGCAAACGTAGGAGGGTGAGTTGGAATCCATTTTGCCCGAGGAAGTTGACATTATCCGGTGTGCCTTGCACAATGGATGGCATATCTTTTGTTTAAGCCTTTTCTATTTCTTCTTGTAAATGAAAAATGGAGACTCCATTTCGACCCCATCCTTCAAGCCTTTACCTTTATTGGCTAACCAATCCGCGAGCGCATAAAGTTCTTTATCAATAGGAATAAGCAGGGAGCCGGGATGGCCACCGTGTTGAGCGATCAAGTCTTTCCGCTGTTTCATCAGTTTCTCAAGGTGGGCCGCGCGGCCGCTAACACCCATACGTTCAAACTTATCAGCATATTCGCTCTTGATTGATGCTTCTGTTACCGGAGCACCAGGGCGCCATGACCAGCCATGCACCGATGGGTCAGGGGATTGCCCTTTCTTACGCAACCATGACATAAGTGCATAAATTTCTTTATCAATAAACATGGTCTGGCTTACTCCACCATAAGGATTATTCCTGATCTTGTCTTTCCGTTGTTTTTGTAGCTTGTCAAAGTGTGTTATCGCATCCTTAACACCCATACGTTCAAACTTATCAGCATACGTTTCTTCGCTCAAGTGTTCTAAGAATGTTTGCATTTAATCCTCCTAAGATAATACCTGCTGCGTCCATCCCGGCCCGCCGCTATAACCTAATCCTCCTATTGCCTTCACCCTTAGCAATGAGTACACCGAAACGGGTACCAACTAAGTGCGCGCCGTACTGTTTAAGGACCTTTTTAAGGTCATCCTTGCAAGCTTTTAATGCCTCCAAGTGGGCCTCTTCATCTTTCGCTTCACGGATAAATTGCCTAAATCGCATTAAATGCCAGCATTCTTGAGTTTTGGTCGGTATTAAGAGATTAAGACTATTTAGTTTATGATGTGGGGTTGGAATGTAATAGGCAAAAAAAAGGGCTCCGAAGAGCCCTTTTCATTACTCTATTGTAGAATGTTGATTAGAGTATGTTGGTGACTGCCACACGCCGGTAATAGATGTTCTTGTTGGCGAACAGGATCTGCCCGTCACCAGCAGAGGTAGCAAAGGGATTAGCCACCATACCGTACCGTGTTTTGAATCCGATCTTTGGCTGGAATGTATCTTGTCCTACTGCACGGACCATCTGGAGTGGCACGTACGGGCAATAGAATAAACCAGCATCAAACGCCGACGCGCCTTTATAGCCGACAGTGAAATACTGCTTACCTGCGCTGGACGAGAAGTACGGATCAATATACACCTTGATCCGGCCAGCCAACGTACCTGCAAAGGTATTGCCTGTATCATCGACCTGCAAGTCATTTGACATCGCAGGCGCATAATCTAAGACACCAGCCATCGCAAGGGCCGAGGCTACGTCACTTCCACAGACCATCAAGTTGCCCTTCCCACGCCGGGTTGACTTGGCAATTTGATTCGCCTCACGTTCAACCTGGAACAAGAGGCCTTTAAACTTTTCTACCATCCACCGTCCGTTAGAATCAACGTCAAGGTCGAAGGTGCCGGCAGTCGTGACGTTTTCTTGCGCTCCAATCGTCGCGGTATAGTTGATGGTCCGGACGACTTCACGGTTGATTTCTGCGAGGATTTCAGCGGCGAGGATATTGCTGAGTTCCGTCTCCGCATCCAATCCATGGATTGCTTTTAAGTCCTGCGCCAATTCCATTGTGTATTCAGCCTTCAGGGCCCTTGACACAGCGGTGACAGCGACCTTCTCAATGCTGAATGCCATTTCCCGGAATGCGTTGGTAGATGCATCCCCGAGGGCTTCTGCCTTGGCAGTGGACATACCGGTTGACACGGTGTATCCTGAAGCACTGGCAGCGGTAGTTGGATCACTGCCAACCTGGCCAGTACCAGCTGAGCCGTCTTTGACGAAGATTGACGCGGTGTTCCCACCCGCCGATGAGGAGAACGAGGTATTCGCTTCGTTGAACAAACCTTCTGCACCGGTTTGCGAGGTATAGCGGGAGCGCATTGCAAACACCAGTCCTGTTGGACCAGTCATTGGCTGCACACCGCAAATATCATACGCAATCAGGTTTGGCATAGACCGACGGACGAGAGAAATGAGGACAGGATCGAAAATGTCCACATTGCCTGCCGCGGCAGTCGATGAAGAGGCGCCCATCGCATTGGTTGGTGATGCTTCACCTAAGAGCGACATGGACCCCCGACGTTCATTGCCTTGTGCTTCCCTGGCGCTGAATTCCTGGTTTTCCAAAAGGACCGCCAACACAGAGCGACGGTGAATATCGTTAATGGCTGGCAAGTCAGGATGCTCGATAACCGCCTTCCACTTCTCTTGCAACTGTTCATTCAGGTACATACACCGGTCTCCTTTGCGTTACGTTTGGCAACCTTAATTTGGCGCCCGTTATGGTTATTTATACAAACCCGGTTTATTTCACTGGATCAATACGGCCCGCACGGTTCACTTGTTTTGAGATGGCTTTGACATAAGCATCCATGCCTGGAGTGGCTTTTTCTTTGTCACTATCAATTAACCGTTGGTTTTCGTCTAATGACACAGACCGCTTGGCACCACCCTTTTTCGGGAAATAGGATTCACAGAGGTTTTGAACCTTTTCCCTGAATGCTTTTGCATTATTAAATTGCATCGCCTCAGCCAACGCCGTAATCTTTTCACGTTGGGCATCACTCATATCCTTAGTAACTTCGGCGAGGATGTCCTTACGGGCGTATTGTTCAATTTGTTTAGTAAGGGTCAGGTTGCGGTTGATTTCTTCGTTCAAGTCCTTATCCATTTTCTCTATTTTTGTGGCCAATTGTTCAACCACCTTGACTTTGTTGGCTGGGACTTGGATATAGTGTTCGGTAAATAGATGTTTCATACCGTCCATGAACGATTCAACCAGTTCAGTTTGCAGGCCGTGTTCAACCGCTAACTTGTTCTCTGCCATCCATTGCTCAACCACGTAATTGAGGTAGTTATCAAGGCGGCGGGTTAGTTTCGATATCCGGCGGTTAACAGCTTTTGCCATATCAGCTTCGGCCAATTTCCGGAGGCCCCTAAGCTTCCGGTTCACTTTTGTAATGACCGCTGCTTCCATAAGTTCCGTTGCTTTCTTCTTGAATTCTTTTGTAAGGTCAGCACCACGGAATGCTGCGGCTATGTCTTCGGTGAGGCTCAAATCTTTGCGCCTAAATTTTGTGCGCTTTGCAATGGCTTCGGAAACTGTAATTTTCTTATCCTCATCGTCCTTTTCGGCAATGGTCTTATCCTCATCGTCTTTTTCGGCTAAGCCATTGTTGCCGTTCTTCTTACCATTCTTTTCGGCAAGGCCATTGTTGCCGTTTTTCTTACCATTCTTTTCGTTCTCGTCATCACCATTTTCTTCGTCTACCGGTTCTTTCTCGTCATCATCTTCATCAATCTTTTCATCATCACCGTTTTCTTCGTCCACCTTTTTCTCGTCCTCGCCATTTTCTTCATCCATTTTATCATCATCATCTTCATCAACATATCCCTGCTCAACCACCGGTTCTTCCTCGTCATCATCTTCGTATGCTGCCAACCGTCCATCTTCTTCCACGTCATCCCCATTTTCTTCTTCCATATCATCCCCATTTTCTTCTTCCATATCATCCCCATTTTCTTCTTCCATATCATCCCCATTTTCTTCTTCCATATCATCCCCATTTTCTTCTTCCACGTCATCCTCATGTTCTTCGCCCACTTTCGTTTTCTTCTGCATGCCTGGTTGCTCTTCATAATCCTCAGGATCGTCCATTTCTGTCTCAAAGTCCTTAAGGTCTTTATCAGACATTTCCGCCAAACGGTCCACAATGCCAGCGATTATAACTGCCCTGTCCCCTGGCTTAATGCCAGAACCCTGGGCATGTGGTTCTTTTTCAGCATTGCGCTGGTCTCCGCGGTTTGGTGCGACCTGTTTCACACCGTCGCCACTTTGGGTGCTTGCATCTGCGCCATAGGACGCGCTGAACGCTTCCTTTAACGCTTTCTTGCTTTTCTTGACGGCTGCCTTCTTTTTCATCGGTCGCTCCTGTTCAAAGTAATAGTAGAACCAATCTCCCGGCTATTTATACAGAAGAGGTTTTTACCGTTGGCTAGCTAAAAAACTTTCAAAGATATCTAGTTGTACTGCTGTTGAAAGCCCTTGAACAGTACCACTGGCTTTTTCGACCCTACGTTTGGCTTTTTCCAATTTTGCTTCTTTGAAAATTCCATTATTCCAAATCCATTCCCTGCTTTCCATGATACCATTGACAAATGCTGAAGGAGCTGATGGATCAGCCACAATATCAGCCGGTGTAGATAAGAAGTAATCTTCCATAACTTCTTGGTAGCCTCCGCGTTCACGGAGGTTACCCATACCACGGCTGCTCACAGCTATTTTGGCGCCTTCATCTAAAAAGTTCTTAACAATCTGGCCCATTGGGGTATCCATAATCTTTGCACGGCCAATAAAATTGTTGCCATCTTGGGTAAGGGATTTAATCATGTGGCTAACACGTTCCATATTAATTGTCGGACCATCCGGATGGCCTAATTCACCATACGCGCGGTTTTCATTAATGTAATCACGGAGGTACCGCTTTGTTTCCCGTGCGAGGATTGCAGTTGGATACGTCCGGCCGTTTTTATTTTTCACGTCGCCTTGCATAAAGATACCTTCGATGAAATACTGCTTGACGCCACCGGCGCCGGCTTCGACAATCAACTTTGGCTGTTCTGCGTATTCGCAAATAAGTTTCACAGGATCCTAACTCCTCTTACTTCTAGACTCATTTATTTACTAATACCCAGTTGTTTAATTTTTTAATTGCTTCTTCGACTGTTTTGACTGCTGTTTTTCTCAATTTCATTTTGGCATGCCCGCTAAACATTTCTAGTCCACCAGTAGAATCTAAACTAAATCGGCCATATGTAGAATTTTCTAATATTCCGTTTGGCCAATCATTTTTGGGTTGTAACGAAATTGTAATTAATATAGCAGCCCGTTTAAACACTGGGCCCGCACCTCCACCTAAGGTGCTAATTTGTGTAGCTACATACGGAGCAGTAATAGAATCTTTTATAAGTTTAGCTGCTTCATCTAACCATTTCTGGTCTACTTCACCACGAGCTAAAGCGGATATCCTCAACATTGCTCCGGATGGCCAGGACGGTTGTTCTGTCGTAAGACGCTTCTGCCCAGGGCTCCGCCCATACACTAAGTGGCCCATAATGACTTTATGGGTTCGCATTAATACGAGGCGCCTCCTGTGACAGCGGAACGTTTATGTAATTTCAAAAGAAGAACAGAATGTCCTGCGCCAACCTTGGTGACAGTGACATTTGCTTGTGGTTCGCCACCAAGCGTATCAGGCAAAATACCTTCTTGGAAATTGGCACTATCTGCGCCAGATAACTGGAGGACAGTATTACCCCCACGCTTGACTGTCCAAACCACATTGTTCCCGCACGAATAGAATATCCCCACAATATTCATGGATTGGACAACTTCACCAACTGCATTAGCACCCGAAAAGGAAGAGTTCGCATTGAGCCGCAATCCACCTGACGATACAAACCGGAGGACTACATAACCGCTACTACCTTTAACACTTTTTGTAAGGATTCCGTTGGCCATTGCGTAAGCCTTTCCTTTTAATTATCCAACACTCATTCCAATTGGTAAATAGTTCCAGCTCCATCCCTGTACATGTTCCGCGCCGGCTTCACGGCTAGTATAGGACCGTAAGCTACGTTTTTCATAACATTCCAAAACCACTCATGCGCTTCTTTAGGAAAGGGAGTAGGTGAATTAAATTGTTTTGTAGCTATCAGTTTCTGAATCGGATCGTTTTCCCATCCGCGGCTCCGATAGCTATAAACTTTATGGGTCCAACTCTTATCTTCACGGAGGAACGCCTTAAACCGTTTCATTTTTTTCTCTTTTTTGAGGAACCTGGGGATTCTTGTAATGTTAATGCCTTCTTTACCAACCGTTCAGCAATGCTCTTCCACGTTATTTTGCTTTCGTTGGTGGCTACGCTCGATGGTGCAGTTTTAACGTGCTTTAAGTCACCTACCCGTTTATCACCACGGTTCAGTTTAGTCTGCCGGCCTTTAAAACCAGATTTATCTTTTAATTTTGATGATCCTTGTTCGATTGGGCTCCGTTCGCCGTGTCTTGGTTCCCAAGGTCCGCCTGTAGCGCGTTTTGTTTTGGTTACATTATCCGCGGTACGGTGGACACCATTGGATTGTGGTGCTGGCTCAGTAACCAAAATCTTATGGAGATCAACAAATGACCGTTCGCCTTTTGCGCGGGGTTGATAGCCTGTTTCGTCTGCTGTTTCAAGCGGAGTTACAAGGACCTCCATCAAATCCTTAAATATTTTTGTTGTACTTTCTCCAATACGCTTTGGCAATTTTTTACCCTTTGGTGTATGTTTTTCCCACCGCGCCGCAACCTTTGGATGGTGTATGTGCATATAAGCCCGTTGGGCTTGTGACTTAAATGGCATAATTACTGGTCTTTCTTCGAATGAAAGAATAACAAGCCGGTTTTAATTTTTTGGATGCCAATAGCATCCCGCAGCTTGCCGCGTAACAGTGTTTCTGTGATATTCTTAAATGCGACCGCGTCTTTATGTGCAGTGGCGCGGAGCAAGTCTTTTGAAGATGGCGTGGATTTAGGCATAAGAACGTTCCTCCGTATGTGTGCCACTATTTATCGCATTTGTTTGTGATTCCTGCACGGGTATTCCACCCAATTCCTCAATTAAAGAGGCAAACGCTTTATTACCTTCTCTAATATTGGCGGCCAGGAGTTCTGCTTCTACAATCCGTTTGGCGATTTTCTTTTCAGACTCCGCGTATTCGCTGCCCCCGCTCCCGCCACCTTCTCCGTTATCTTTCTCTTCCTTATTCCTCTCCTCTACATCCTCGTTCTTTTGCTCATCAGGCTGGGTTTCTTCACCATTTGGAACAGCACCATCTTCGCCATTATTTTTAGCTGTAGATGATTCCTGATCTATTTGGACCTGAATTTCTACCAGTTCTTTTTCCGTCAACCTCAAGATATTTTTTTGGACCCATTGCTTAGAGTAGTATTTCCCAATTTGGCTTTCGATGGTTTGGAGTAACGTCAGCCGTGCCGTTAAGATTTCAGAGTGTTTGGCCTCAGTAAAATAATTGTCTTCCAAAAAGTCATAACTAACGGAATTCTTGATTTGTTCCCATTCCTCCCGTGTCATAATACCCTTGAGGGACAACTGGATCTCAAGCAGGTTATCAAAGAGGTGGGTGAAGCGGGCCCGGAGCCGCGTGATAAACTTCGCAAACTTTAATTCGTCACGGGTAATCTCTGACGGCCTTCCGAGGTTAAAGGCTCCATCCGCTTCTAACCGGCTTGTTGGCACATTCAATGCTTTATAGAGCCGCTTGCGGAAATACTCAACATCTTCCATCTGGCCAAGGTTTTGCCCACCAGCCAATGTCGTAATTTCTGTTCCCTTGCTACCTTCGCGGCGGGGGAGCCAAAAATCTTCAAGCAATGTCATAAATTTTCTATCATCACGTATTTCCCCCGTCGCTCCGTCATAGACTAAACGGTTCTTATGTTTTACCATCATATCGCGGAGGTATTGTTCAGCCTTGACTTTCGGCAATGTTCCTACGTCAATGTAGAAAATGCGGCGCTCTGGGGCACGGGCCAGACGGTAAATCACCGTGGCATCTTCTAACATCCTCAACTGGTTCATGGGTTTGATGGCTTTATGGAGGTATGATAAAACCATCTGGTTCCGCTGATCAAAGAGCCCCGAATGGACATAACAAATTGAATCTGGCGCTACCCGGACATCCTGTTGGGTGCTAAGGGCCGTAATCTGTGGATATTGGGGTTCGCTTTTATAAATGTAATAATCTTGCACGGCGGGTACTTTCATATCCGCTGAAGATCCACGCAGCCCTAGTGTTTTGGTAACCGCTTCACGTACTTTTCTCATCCGGCGCGGATCAATATACCGTAATTCTTTGATACCTTCACGTGGCAGCTCTTCATCAACCATAATATGGTAGTACAGCCTGCCATCTACATACCAGCGGCGGAAAATATCAAACGCAAGGTTCTGAAAATTTAAAAGGTCAAGGATCGTGCTAAATTCTTGCCGGATTTTTTCTTTGATTTCTTCTGTGAGGGCTACTTCGCCAAGGATGATTTCAACGGACTTAACTTTTTTCGTTATAACAATCGCTTCGTTAATAATATCATCAACGGCGTTCTCGACTTCGGGCTGGAGGATCAGATCGCGGTATTTTGTAATAAGGTCGGATTCAGTTTTGGCAATGCCTTCAAAATCAACGGCCATGCCATATGATCCACCTGGAGCAACTTCAACTGCACCATCTTCGTTATAAGGGAGTACAAAGGAAGGAATGCGTTCAGCAGTTTTTTCAGCGGCTTGAGGTGTACGGCCGAGGCGGAAACCAAATAGTTCTATCATGTTAAAATACTTTTACTTGGGTAGGAGTGAGTAATATCATATCCTTTATATTATGCGCTGGCCCGCGCATAACATTATTGGGCTGGAACCGGTTGAGATACTGTAATGCCTTCTCCAGGAACCGGTGGAGGAACGAGGGCGCAAGCACTCTTAAGGTGTGTTACGAGCTGCCGCGCTCTTGCAGCCACATCCTTAGCTTTTGTGGCATCAGTACCATCCGGTAACTGGGACACAACGGCTTCGGCCAGAGCTGCTGCTAGTTCGGCAGTTGGAAGTTCTTGGCACGCCCGTTGTGCAACCAGAGTCATATTTTCTTTGGCCTTAGCCAACTGATCAGTCGTACAACCAACAAGCCCTACCGCAAACACCGTAGCTAATCCAAAAGCATATAATATATGCATATATGCTGCTCCAATTCTTTTAAACTTCCATCACCGCGTAATTTTTAAACGTCAAATGTACCTGTCGTACCTGGCGCAATCGGCTTCCAATAATCATAGGCAAATTCACAGGTGAACGTTTCAACTGCATTGGTTGTTTCCCAGTTGAGTTCAATCGCGCTGATATTCACAGGCCAAATGTTAACAAATTCATAGGTCCTGACTTGTGCGCCAGTTTTAGCATATTGCGTCACCTGGGCTGTGGTACGGTATGCAGCTGTAGTTGCAAAGCCAACATCTTGGAGGTTCGCTTCGTGGCTGTTCAAGAGGTTTGACCAAACCTCCAACGCATGGCGGATTTGAAAGTCCTCATCATTCAAAATTGTGACGGTCCAATTTTCAAATGTCCGGTTACCTTTGATCTTAACCTTTCGGCCAAAGTAAGGTACTTCGATAACACCTTGCACACTAGGTGGTAATGAAGCTGCCGAGCATGTAAAGGATATCCGCGCACCAATATTAGGTACACCATTTGGCGTGTCAACAATCACACTAAAGAGGGATGCACGGGAGCCACCGAGTGGTAATCCTGCTGAAGCAAATTCATTGACTGAGAAAGCCATGTTAGCTCCTTTATTGGTTGCGTACTACTTTATCTATAATCTAATTAGAAGCGGCCGATTATTTCGTTAAAGTCCACGCCAGTCCGAACCGCCACAAAGTTCAATTGGATGAAATTGATCGTACGGTTCGGCTTCACGTAAATATCACCAATAAAGCGGTTGCTATCAATGACTTCTGGAGTATTGTTCCGGCTGTCGCAAACGACCTCGAAGTCAATAATTCCACGCCGGCCCTGGACGTCCCGTAAAAATGGCTCAACCATGTTCCGGAAGCGGGACCGTGTAAAATCATCGTTGAATTCAAATAAGCTAAACTTAGCGGCCGTGGAAATCGCTTTTTCCAAAACAATGAACAACCGCCTGACGTTGATCCTATCAAATGCTGATGGTTTGGCTAACAGGGTCTTGTCACCAAACAGCATAGTGCCTTCACCAGGGAACGTCACAACGGGATTCACGCCATTTTTATAGAGTTGGTCACGGTCAGACTTGCGAGGGTTGTACGCCAAACGGACCACATTTTTAATGAGGCCTCGGTTCGGGCCACCCGGTGACCACCATGGATCGCGCTCTGTATCAGTCCTCACCATCAATCCCGCGATGTCTCCGCATAGGCACACATACCGGAATACGTCATTAAATTTATCATACTGGTATTTGTATCCAGAATCCAAGACACCATAAGAAGATGATGGCAATAAGTTACGGAATGTAATAATATCTTCCTGTTCTTTTCCAACATAACTGTTATTGTTCACTACGTCTGAGCGGCGTGGTGACAATACAGCCAAACAATCCTTCCGGACTTCTGCAATGTTATTGATAATATGCAGTGCTTTTGTTTGGTTTGTTTCCTGGCCAAGAACGAACGATACATCAACTTCTTCTGGATCAGCAAACAAATTCAATCCGTTGATATAGTCAGCATCCCGCGGAGTCGCGCCGTCGCGGCCGAGGACAAAGCTATCATTGATTGGCTTGGATTGGATGCCCGCTCCGAATGACACACCAGCTGCCTTCTTACCTGCATTGGTGATTCCGGTTGGATGGGAAGCCCACCATGCCCATTTGGCTGTGTTATTAATAACATTCACATAGTAATTGCCTGTGCCGTCAGCCTTCTGGGCGTCAGCGGCTTTAGATACCTTTGCAAAGTATTCTAATCCCGTATTCCCCGTGCCAGTAATAAGGCCATCTTCATCCGCAACAACTATGTGCATTTCATCGCCGCTGCCAGCCTGGATAGACACATAGTCTGATGTACCAGGTGCAGCATCGAAATGGTTTGACCATTCCCAACGCCGTGTCGTTGTCAATCCCGTCACTGTATTGCCAATATATTTGGATTGCAGGGTTAGTGACGTTGCGCTTCCAATCGCAGCAACTTTTAACAAGAGCCTGTCAGGACCACAAACAAGGATGTCCCCAACTGTTAATTGGGTACTAAATGCTGTACCAGAACCCGTAACTGTAACTGAG